CCTTTTGGGTCGTTAGCTCAGTCGGTAGAGCAGCGGACTTTTAATCCGTTGGTCGAAGGTTCGAATCCTTCACGACCCACCAATTCTTTCTTAAGTGGCGATAAAATGGCGGTGAAATTTCCGTTTTTTACACTTTCATTCATAAATTATTTATCTTAGTGGCGATGCCGCCAATCATTAAAAATGAAATTAAAATTTCTTATTAACTATCACGTAAAAGATAAAAACACTTTATAAATCAATATGCTGTAATCGCCTACAAACTTACACGGATCTCTTTTAAGTGAAAAACACTGTAAAACCCCGTAAATTTTACAGTTAAGATCTCTATTCTTTCATTAAAACGATCTCTTTTACTTCAACTATTTACCCAATTTTTCAATCTGAAAATTAACTGAAAAAATGTAAATTTTTAACGCAAATTCGGCGGGGGAGGAAGTGGATTTTCCGTGCCTTGTGGTTTTACGTGAAAAATTTCCGTGGAATTGTTTTATATTGCTTATTACGTAGATTTATTTGTTATAACAATAACTTAGATTTTCCGTGGTTGATGTCTCTGATATGTATATCGTGGAGATAAAGAAAAGCCGCAACATTGTGCGGCTTTGGTTTTATATGAATTGCGGTTGTTACTCAATAATCGGCGTAAGTTTACCTTTGATTGTTTCTGCTTGGCTTGCCTGCTGGGTAAATGTACTTGCTTGATCTGGCGGAGGTGAACCTCTGTGCGTGTGCGTTGCAATGGCGCTTGCGACTTCGCCCAATAGTTGAATGGTATCTTCTAGCAGTCTGAAAATATTTTGACCTTCTGACCCCATATAACTTAATGGCGCGACGATTTTATTTTTCTCGTCTGAAACGCGTTGCGCTAGTCCTACAATTTTTTCTTGCAGTGTTCCGCCTGTTCCTACGGTGCGATTGCTTGCCGTAGTGTCGTTGATACTGCCTAACACGCTGATAGTGTTATTCCCGCCAATAGTTTCCGTTTTATCGGAATCAATCGTCACATTTGACGTGCCGATTTGTTTTACTTCGCTGTCGGTTTCGATGTAGCGTTCAAAGGATTTATCTGTAATCTTCTGATCAGTTTCTCTAATCTTATTGCCTGCTGCATCGGTGCGTTCATACACTTCTGGGCGTTGCTGTTTGAGTTGTTCTCCAGGTGCAACACTTGGTACTGTTTTTCCTTGTGCTAACATCGTGCGCACAAAAGGTTGATCGCTTCGCCCATAAGCAAATCCCACTTCTACCATCGTGCCAACTTCAGGAAACGCAAAATCACCACCTTGTGACCCTGTACTTGTTACAGGTAACGGTACTGCAGGATAAACTGGCACAGTTTTATCCTCGTTTCCGTTTTCATCTAGTAGTTGCAGTTCAACGGCATACTTCGGGCGGAATGGATCAGAAATATCGCCACCACTTGAAGGATCGGCAATGCCAACGACTTTTGCATATTTTGGTAAATGGTACCCGCCCGCTAATTCGGGGAATGTTTTTTCCATTTGTCTTCGTTCTGGGCTCTTTTGTTCAGGCTTACCATCTTTACCTAAGTTCTCCCAGGTAAGCACATAATCATCGCCAAATAGTTCAACCTTTTGAATTATATTGCCATTGATAATCGCTCCAGGACGAATAGCAGCAGTGATAGGAATCGTCATGTCATTGCTACCACTTGCCAATGTCATACTTTCATCGAATTCAATATTCTTTCCCGCCCAACGGGAATCTTTATGCGAACCAATAAATAATGATCCATCTGGTGATTGCTGCCACATATAATCGGGAATCTGATATTGTCGCCCAATATTGGCTAAAAGCTGATAACCGCTTCCGTTATGTGTGAATAGTGAAATTGGTGTATCGGCATAATCCGCTTGAGGAACTTTAACTGGTATTTGGGTTTGACTTGTAATCCATGCACACAAATCACGCAATGTAATATGTCGGTGTGAGCAATTTAATGTTTTTTCAAATACTGCGACCTTTTCACGGATGAATAATTTTTTATAACCATTATCTTCACCTTGCTCCCGTTCTACAACGCCATCAAACCATTTGTAATAATGATCGAACTCCCCTAATTCAAATATTGCACTTTTGCCGAGGCAAGCTTTATCTGTACGAACCGTGACAAATCCACGCCCTGTATTATTAAGTTCTAAAACGATGAGTTCATCAGCTAGTTCCAATTCTTCACCATCGATAATACATGTTTTTATAATTTTCATTTATGAACCAATCCAATCATCTAAATCTTTTGCCCAGCCTTTTCTTTCATTCGACTTGTTTTCTTCTTCTGATTTCCCTGAATGTGCAATATCACTTTTATTTGTCGATTGTGAATTTTGTGCCGTTGGTGCTTTTTCTCCTTGCGCCTTAGCTTTTGGTTTTTGCTTACGTTGGTCTTTTTTCTCGGCTACAGAATTCACTTCACGTAAAGTAAACGATATGGACCACCCTAACTGCCCGCTCTGTTCTGCTGCCGTCACTTCACCACTAAATTGCACCTCGCGCATGTTGACTGCCTCAGCAATCGTGCAAGATACTCGATATTTAGACTGTTCACCTTTCCCGTCTTCAGACTCGGCAAGATTAAATAAATCTGTTAACCACTCTCTACGAGCATATGGAATAAATCCGGTAACGTTTAATTCTTTGGCCTTTACGCCTTTATCGGATTTTTTTGTACTGGATTTTTGACCGCTCATGTCTTTTTCTTCGCGTTTGACTGAAACCGACATTAAAATATTGTTTAAATAAATTGGCGTGCCATTTAGTGCAAGTTGTACACTGGGATTACGTTTCGGCATTTTGCAACATTCCTTTAATATTTGTTAAATCTGTGCCAATAAACATCACACAAGCAGTAAACACATTACCCGCTGTCGGCACATTCAATTTGATTTTTGTTTCCGCCACTTCGAGATAATCCGAAACAGAAAACGCATACACATTCGCCGATGTGTTCAGCATTTCCTCTACTTTTTCGTTATTCGCTTTGTCGCGTTCTTTTTTCGCAGCCTTTAATGCCTCAATCATTGCCATCGGGTCTTTTGTTTGCGCAGCGACTGCAGCCGATGTGGCATTGCGCAAAATGCTTTGCATCGTGCGGGCTGAACCTGGTGTAATGTCTGCGCTATTAGAAAATGATGGATTCGCCATAGTGGGCGTTTTAATCATTTTAGTTTCTTGCAAATTTTTGCTTGATTTGGCATAGTCCAACGCCTGTTTAAATGTCGGCTCTGGTAACAATTCGCGCACGTTTTCTAAGTCAGCAATAAACTGATCAATGTTGCTATTTGTCACCATAATGGCGATTACATCTTGCGTGCCTTTTGGGCGATTCGGATCGGCATAATCAACCAATTTTGCGGCAATGGCTTTCACCGCATTTTCTGGTGATAAATAATGATTGGATTTTTCTTTGATACCGTGCGACCAATTATGCACGCCCAATTTTGTGCCACTTACAGATAACGAAAAAGGGGAAATAATCCCCTTTTGTGCGTTTTGTAATGTTGTTTTTGCCTGTGGGGATAATTTTAGTTTTTGTTTTTGCCACATGTTAAAAACACCTATTAATTTGTTTTAAAGTCGTCCGGATATTGCTTGCGATTTAATTCGCTATGGTATGCTGTTTCGCAATGCATTGGGTCACGGAATAATCCATTGATCACCTTGTAAAGCACTAACCAGCGCTTTTTAGGTTTGCTTTGCGTTAATATTGCACGGCGATAAGTACGGCTTGATAAAGTTTCATCTGCCGCCCCGCCAGTAAGAGCATTAAAAAACTGATCTGCAGCGATTAAAACGTGATAGCCCCATGTTTTTAAATTTTTTGCCATTTGTTAATATCCTCTTCGATTTTATCTAGTTCTTCCATTGTTTGAGCCTTTTCAATATGAGTTTCAAATCCTTGCTTAATGGCAAACAATTTACCCATGATGATTGCAAACAAATCCGCTTTTTCTATTACTTTCTTTTTAAGCTCATCGATTGATTTTAAGTCATCGCGCCCTTCAAAAATTTCAGTAAGCAACATCAACGGCAATTCATTTCGCGCCTCACGTTCTTGTCGGTAAAAACTATCAATTTCCGCTTGCGAATAGCCTGCAAGATATTGAGATTTAAAATTATCGGTTTTATTAGCAATAATTTGCATTAAATTATTTTTTCGCTTAATTAAAAGCGCTGTTTGCTTTTCTTTAGGGATAACCCAACTTTTACCGTCCCACTCGTGATCTTTAGTAGGTTGTTTTTCCACTAACGCAATTTTGTTTTTTATCAATACTGGAGTCTTATTTTCTAACTCCTGTTCAGATTCAATTTCCAGTTCAAAATATTGTTCTAAATTTTCCGGAACAGGAAAAATAATGTATTCATTAATGTTTTCTTTAAAAAAATAGACTTTCATTTTAAATCCCCACTACTACAATTTTTTTAATAATCGGCTTTCTTGCTCCTTCGGGCGTGAGTTTTAAACTGCGTCCTGATTTGTTTAATAATAAAGCCATCGAAAAATCATAGTCACCACCAGACCCGCCAGCATCTTGGTCACCAAGTCTAGTGTTATCACAATGTTCTATTGGGGCTGATAACCACAGATTAAAAATTGTGCCTGATCCCCATGATTTTGTCACACAGACAAAAAGTATCCCTCTATCAACCGGCAAAGTCACGGTGAGCGCATTGCTCATCTCGCCTTGCCAAACAAGTTGCGATTTACTTATATCATGCTTAAAAGCTACGCGTCCTAGATCAGTTTTATCTAGGCGTACTTTAAGACCATCAGAAAGCCAAGAGAGTGCAATATCATGAGAAGCATTGTCCATGTAAATAGCATTATTTAGTGATCTCCCTAGCTCTGTTTTAACGTCGCCAGCCACCCATAATTTATCAGCATCTAGCGTAGCGTTAAATTGACTAGCGCCTGGCATCCCACCAAAATGTAAGCTACCGTTGTTGTTAAATCCGATTGCACATTTTTCGTTTCCGATGACTGCGTCGCCATTGAATTTAATAGGCATGCGCCACGTATAACTACCAATCCTATAGCTATCTGTTGCACCAGAAAATGATAGTGTCCCTGACATACTATCGCCACTTTTTGACACAACATCGCCAGCATAGGCAATGACTCCATTTTTTTTCGGCAAACTTGCAACAGCGACGTTTTCGCCGTTTGGTTGGCGATATACAAATGTGAGCATATTACTACTGGCTTTAGGATTGCCTTCTAGTCGTAGATAATAGTCATCATTGTTGTAAAAATTAATACCGCTGTAATCACCTTGTTTAAATGACAAATTGCCTGGCATCGTATCGCCCGATTTAGATACACGACCGTCAGCATTTTGGTTTGCATTATCTGCAGCAGTTTTTGCTTCCACACCTTTATCGTAAGCCGTCTTAACCGCCGCACTGGTTGCTACGTTTTCTGCGCTATTGCTATTTACTGCAGAGGATTTTTTGCTGTTTGGAATGTAATTACCCAAATTACGCGTAATTGCATCAATTAATGCTTTTAAGCCTTTAATTGCTTTCGGGGTTGCAGCCATATCTTCGGCATCTGAATCATAGCCTGAAAATAATTTTACAATCCCCTTTTTAACTAAACTTGCGATAGGTAACTTGTGCGTATGGCCCTGTTTATCTTTAGTGTTTTCGGTTTCGTCATCTAATGTAAGCGGATTCATACCTAAAAACGGCGATAGTAAACGGCGATCTGTCACATTGCCTTGGCTGTCAATATCCGCCAAAATTTGCACATAGTGTTGGCGGTTTGCGGTGTCCACATAATCGGCTTTTGATTGCGTAAGATACTTAATTTCGGTTTGATATTCGCCAGTGACAGTACAATGATGCACGACATCAGCATAAACTGAGCACGGTAGATTGTTTGCGTTGAGGTTATAAAGTGCGGTTAAATCCATACGCACCCCTTCAACATAAGCTACACCTGGTTGAATAGTAAATTGATTACCTGTTTTACGTTTAACCAAGAAACCATCATCGAAGAATACCGCTCTACCATATAAATCACGATTGGTTAAACGGATTTTCTCATCAAGCCCGTGTAAACGCACCGTAAAATCAATTTGCCATGTATTAGCATTAACATTAATCCCAGTTAATGCTTTTGCACCTGTAAATTCTAAAAGGATATTTCTTGTAATACTGTTACCTTGTACAGCATTTTTATTACGAATTTTCTTTACTGGCGCAGTTTGCACAGCAACAGCAAGCATATTTTTTGATTTATTGATCAAGCCGATGAAATTGAAATCAAAATCGCCCACTTCCGTACCAATCGTCACCGAATACACCACGGCATTTTCGTTTATCACACCACTTTGTGATACGGATTGTCGGTGTACAATTTGTGCCGATGTCGGCATAGTGAGATATTGATCAAGATTGTTTTCATTTAAACCCGGAATATTGGCGAAAATAAATTCATCAAACTGCACCGTACCACGTGCAACGGTTTGTTCTGCGACGTAGCGTTCGAATTGTGGCGTAATTAAACTAGCCATAAATAAACCTCTTATTATTGTTGTTATTATCAGTTTACTTTCACATAAAAACTTTGATAATCGTGATTAAATTCGCCGTGGTGAATCGTCACACTTTCTTTTGTAATCACTTCAAAGGTATAACGCCGACAAGTGCGACCGTATTTTCGGATGATTAGATTCAATAATTCCGTTTTCTTGGCTAGCTGAGAATCGCTCAAGCGAATTTTGATTACATCCCAGTTTTCCACGTCGAACCGTTCTTCAATTTCTACATAGCCTATGCCTAAACGTTCGAAAATACGGATAAAGCCTGCTTTACTGCCCGCATCTTTTGCATTTAAAAAGGCATATTTCACACGCTTGCGGAATAATTCTAACGGCTCGCCCTCAAATCGTTCTACGTCGCGTTGATAGGCGATCAAATTTAAAATGCGTTCACTGCAGTGTTCTTCGTCTAAAATATTGAACGGAAATTTGACCGCACTTAAAACGTAATCCCACCATTTACCGAATAGCACAGCGATTTTGTTAAGTTCTCCTTTATCCATCCAGAAGGGCAATTTTATTTTCATTTTCGCCCCTTACTTTTGCACAGTGACAGATAACTGCTGAATACGCGGAATAGATAAATCACTTTGAATGTCGCTTTGCCCCCATACGATAGATGCAATTTCGCTGATGTTGTCGTGGATTTCCTCGCCTAATTTCGACCAGCTAAAACGGCTAAAAGGGTAAGTCCTTGTTACACCATAATTATTATTTTCGCGAAATGCGCAGCGAATCATATTTTCAACCTGTTGCACGATTTCTTGCTTGCGCACCTCACCGACAAAAATAGATGGCTGGAAGTAAATGGCGCACGTTAAATTATGTTTAGTTTCTGGCATAGCGTAGCAAATCAAATCGTCACCGTGGCCGTGGAAGCCCTCATCACGCACATGGCGATTCACTTTATCAATAAACGGCTGACTGGTTACGCCTGTGTCTAATAACAAATAAGCGTTTGCTGTACCTGGCCCACGTGGCGCATCGTGTTTAAAATAAATTCTGTCCACCGATAAGGCGGCAACTTTCGCAATCATGCCTTTGTAAACACTGTCAATGTGATGTTGGCCAACGCTGGAAAACTGAGTTCGATAGCGTTCGCGCAACTCGTCATTCGTTTCACGATCTGCACCTGGTGAGGTGAGCCAATCTTCTAAATTTTCTACTGCACTTACCCCTGCGATAGATTCTGGCAAAATACGGTAATAACCTGCCGCTAAATTGTAATTTGCGCCAGCCTGCTCTGCGATTACTGGCACAGGCGCGCGCAACACACCTTTAGGAATGATGGTGTCTTGCGTGACAATCAAACGGAAGATCACATCATTAATACGCTCTGTCTGGATCACTGTGCCCGCTTTAATGGTGAGATCGGTTACATCGCTTTCTTTTGTAAAATGCACGACGCCTTCTGCTTTTGTTGCTGCTTTAAAATCTAAGCCCACTGCCCAGGCTTGAATTTGTAACCAACTATCTTTTGCTGTTTTTACAAATAAATTCGGCAGAATTTCAGCAATTAAATGATCTGTCAGCCACTTCACAGGCTTAACCGCAATAGCTGTGATTAATCGCCAGAATGGGCTCATTCGGCTTGTGTTAGTAATCAATCCTTCTTCTGCAGTTAAGCGTTCAAATTCTTGTCGGATTTGTGTTTCTTCTGTGGGTAAGCCGCTTTCCGCTAACATTTGTTTAAAATTTTCACTCATTTAAACGTAACTCCAATTCATCAAGTCGCCCAAATTCATAAGTTTCAGCTGTAATAAATAACTGGCCTAAACGTTCTTCGATAATAGAAACGGTACCAGGAATCAAGCGCACATCTTCTTCAACCAATAACACCATTTGCAAAATAATATCGCGACGAAAAATGCGAGAACGTTCCGCGATAAGTTGTGTCGCCAATCCACTTTCTAAAATGGCATGCTTGATGTCTTGCGCGATTGAAATTCGGTTATCACAAATTAGTGGTTGATTGCCGCTATCTAGCGTGATGTCTTCACCGGTAATTAATAAATCAAGGTAAAGTTTTTCCATTTATCACCCCGCGGCCAACTGTTCGCGATTGCGCATTTCTTGCCATACTTTGTTTCCATCGTTGCTGTTGATGGTGACACCGCCGTAATTAATCGTTTTAGTGGTTTGTTGGTTTTGTGTAATGGCTTTGCTGACCGAACCGCTTGGCATTTTGGTGAATTGCGGTTGTGTTTGCTCGCTCAATTCAAATTTTGGCGAGGTGGTATTTAATGCGCCAAGCTGATTTTGCATTTGCAATGCTTGCGTACCGATAGATGCCCCCACGGCTGTCGCACTGCTTTGCATTGGTAAAGCGCCATCTTCCCATTTGGGGATCAGCGGGATATTAATGCCTGGCAATGAATTGGCTTTTTCAATTATAAAATTGATAACCGAAGTGAATGCATTGACGATACCTTTAAACGCATTTGAAAAGATATTGCCTAAAGCAGTAGCAATATTAGAAAAACTTTCAATTGGTTTGTTACTGTCCCAAAGCGAGGTTATCGCATTCCACCCTTCAATTATGGCACCAATAGAAATAGCAAACACATCTGCCATAAACCCGAATGAACGTGCGACTAATTCCACTGCATTAAGCACAATATTAAATACGGCACCTAACGCATAGCCCATATCTACGCCGAATTGTTGGAAACTATATGCCGAATCGGATGCACTACCGAATAAGCCAATAATTCGCCCGATGGTTGAGCCGATGCGTTGCAATGCACTCCATACAATCGCAAAGGCAGAAAACAACGGCGCGAAAGATACCCCAGCCATTTTGAATCCTTCGATAAAGCCAGCTATAAATGCCATAAATTGAGAATGGAATTTATAAATTACAATACCTAACCCAATCACGGCACCTACGACTAACATAACTGGGCTGACTAAGAAAGAAAATGCCACACCGATTGCCGAAACAATACCACTCATCAGAGTAAGTGCTGCCGTTAGTCCTGTAAATCCAATCAATGCACCCACGGCATAGCCAATCCAACGCGCAATATTCTTATAAGCCCTTAACCAATTTGTGAACTCTTGCCCCATGTCAGCAATGCGATTCATCACAGGCTCAAGTTTTGCAAGGATCTGTGTGCCAATGGCGATTTTGATATTTTGGAAAATGGCAGTAAATCGCATCCATGAGTCCGTTACTGTTTTTGATATTGCCATTGCATCATCAAGGGTTTTCATTTTGTCGATTTCAGCAATATCCGCTTTAAGTGTATCAATCTTCGGTAAAAGATTATTAATCACTTGCGCAGCCTCTTTAGTACCAAAGGCTTTTTGTAGTTCGTAAAGATTTTCTGAATTCAACTCTCCATATTTGCCTTTGATTTTTTCCAAAATATCAATCATCGGCAACATTTTGCCTTGTGAATCAAGGAACGATAAGCCCAATTTTGATTGTGCTTTTACCGCGCCACTTAAAAAGGCCGCGTATTTTGTCCCCGCTAAACCTCCCTCAAACACATTTTGCAAGTTACCAATAACGGCAAATTGCTCAGCAGTTTTAATACCGTGGTCTTTCGCAGACGAGCCCAAATTAGTGTAAGCCTGCATTAAGGATTCGCCCGATGATTTGAATTTATTTGCGGTAACGGTGGCTTGTGCTGAAATTTGCTCAACCCACTTTTCTTTACCAATTTTTGCCGCCTCGTCACCAAAAATACCGTATAACTGGGAAATATAAGAACCCATGGCTTTTACGTCTGAACCAGTGGCTTTGGCAAGAATGTTTGAGCTTTTAGAAAAGGCGACGAGTTCACTATCGGTTAAACCGTCAATGGCGCGCGCAATTTCATTCGTAGAATTCACTACGTCCGTTGCAGCGCCCCCATATGTGGCGGAAAAATCAAGGGCAAAATCGGTGATTTTGTCTAATCCCGCTTGTTCGCGCCCAGTAGCTTTAATTTCATTAAGTGCACGGTTGAAATCAATGGCGGGATCTAGGGCGTTTTTCATCGCTGCCCCAGTGGCAATAATGCCTGCCGTACCTAAACCAATACGGCGCATTGCATCTTCACCACGCTTGCCTAAATCATCAATGGTCTTCATCACGCCTTTAAGTGGCGCGGAAAGCTGATCATTTAAGCTGATGATGTACTCAAGCCCCTGAATAGCCATTGTTTAATCCTAAAATACCTTGGCGATACCGCTTGCTACGGCATTTGCCTGTTGTTCAAAATACTGTTTATGTAACCATATTGCGCGCGCTAGATTGTAGTCGCTATTATCTGCGTGTGGTAAATAGTGCATGCGTAGCGCAATAGCTTGCGATAAGCCATTGCGCTCTATGCTATCCACACGCGAGGCTAGTTTTTTACCGTAATATTAATTTTAGGTACTAATACCTCATTCACTTTTCCCGCAAGTAAACCTGCAAGACCCGGTACATTAATGATTGCTAATAAATCTTCTTTTTGCTCACGCGCTACAATCGCAAGTAGATAATCTTTGATTGGGGTCACCTTATTGTCAGTCGTAATGTCATTCATCATTTGATCATATGCGCTGTTGTCTCGGAGAAAAGTGAACTCAACCCCTTCAACATCGACTTTGACCGAATCTTTAAGATTGCCAGTAAGTTTATCTAACAAAGTTTGTGCGTTTGTTTTTTCCATTTTTAGTTTCCCTTTTGGTTTCTGTTTTGGTTATTAAAATCTTTAATACACTTGTCCATCGCCGTGTAAGCCGTGGTACAGGTTTCAATACGATCTAATGCCTGATTCAGCCCGTCAGCTAAATCGCCATTAGTTTTAATATTTACGCTTAACGGTCTACATTCGGTTGTTTGTGGGCAAATTAGCTGTAAATTATTTACTTGTGGCTCTTTGGTTGAGCACGCCAGCAACATCATCAGGCACGCGGCCATAAGTCCAAATTTTATTTTCTGCATTGTTTAGCACGTCCTTTAGTTGTTGCCGGCGTTGTTCGGCTTTTTTGTTAGCTTGATTGAGTAGCTCGGTCAATTCCGCATTTTGCGTTTCATACCGTTGCAACATCGCTTTGTTTTGTTCAATGGTTTGTTCGCTTTGTTTTAACAAAAGTGCGGTCGATTCTGCTTGTTTTTTGTAGTGCAGAGTTGAGCCAATACAGCCCACAAAAACGATCAAAAACGCACCGATGACCAAGAATTTAAAATTCATTATTCCCCCAGACAAATTGCCTTTTCTTTTGTGCGGCGCATTTGTAAGCCTTTTAATACTCGACCGCCCGATTTATTGAAATCAGAAATGTGATTGCACATTAATGTCCAGTCTTGCGCTTTTGCCGCACGATAAATCGTTGTAGGCAATGTCATGCCGTGTTTTTTACTGTAATAGCGCTTGATATTGCCACAGCCTAAATTAAAGGCTAAAGACACCATGGCATCATATTGCCCTTGATTCATTTCTCTGCCGTTAAAATCGGCGTTGATACAATTTTCTGCCTCTTTAATGTTGCGACGTAAATCGGCGGCCACTTCGTCAATGGTCAAAACTTTACTTTTATCTACGTTGTGGGTATTGCCTACGCCATTCGTCCATACATCGGCAGGGCATTTATATGGATTGCGCACACAGCCTTCTAAATTAACAATCATATAAACTGCTTGTGGGCTGACTTCGTTTTGCAATTCTGCTGGCAAATCTTTTTGTTGAGCAAAAAAAGCAGTCGCAACAGCCGCCGCAGAACATAAAATCATTGCACCAAATTTTTTACTCATCACTAATTCCTAATTTTTTCGCCTCAATTTTTGCCGCCAACATTTTGTAGGCTAATTCATCTTTACGTGCTTGCACGTCTTCTTTATATTTTCGGTAGGCAATCCATACTGATGCCGCACCAAATAAAATACCGAATATTGCTGCCCACTCATTTAGTGTAAGTCCTGATACAAAAGCAACGATAGATGCAACAAAAGGCTGAGTACTATCCATTCTGTTATTCATAATAAAAATCACCTTAAAGCATTTAGGAAACTGACCGCACTTGCTTTTTTATAATTGTTGTACGTCAGAACGGCCAGCACCTAAATTCGGTTAACCGATAAGATCACGTGTATCTTCGTCAGATAAATAAGGCACACCATTAATGCGCACGAAATCTGGGCTTGTGACAAAATATTTCAATTTTTTTGTGCTTTTCGCACCGCCTTTTGGGTCGATGTTAAGCACATCAGTTAAAATAATTTTATTGCCGTAAGTTTCCACTTTGTCGCGCACACCGCCACGCATTGCGAAGAACGTGAAATCCACTTCTGGCAAGCTGCGATAACTGCCTGCACTAGCTGCCGCTTGTGATAATTTTTGAAAGTTTTTTGAATCAAGCTCAATTTCACCTTCTGCAGCTACATCACCGCTGACCCAACCATCAGGAATACCACGGGTTAAAGCCACAGCACTATTATCACTAATGGATAGATTCACTGATTCCACGTGGATCGGAAAGCCCATCATATAGAAATCAAAACTCATTCCGCTGATTCGTTCCATTTATTAATCTCCTAACGTTTCCAAATCTAAGAAAATGTTTGCCGTAATATCTTTCGGGCAATCGTAAGGGCGAACTTTGATATAAATCGTCACCTTGGTTTTGCTTTGCCATACAATCGTAATGGCACCATCTTTTGGCGGCATACATTCACCTGGAAAATCTTTGCCGTTGATGGTTGCGGATTTGCTCATGTCGCGCATCGGTTTGGCAAAATAGCCTTGGTGATATGCCGTACTTGAGGTTGTGGAGTTAAAAGAACGGTCAGCAATTTTCGCGATAGCCAATAAACGTACTTTACGCGCGACTTTATCCACTACTCGGACGTTTTCGATCACTTGATAATCGCCGCCTTCTACGTCTAACGTGCGACCATCTGCCCAGTAGTAGCCATCATAGTCTGGATACCACATCGGCACAGAATAACGTGCAGTTTCAAGTGATTTTAAATGCGCAAGGGTAAGCTCATTGCCATCTTTGTCTAACGGTTTTTCGGCACTGCCTAGACTCACTAACGCACCTGTTTGTACCCGTGCAGGGCTATCTGCCACCGTCACGGCACGATTTGCCAAACGTCCTGCCAATACGCCCGCCTCATTGCCGAATAATAAAGGCACAAGGCAAACGTGATCGGCGACAATGGTTTGTTGCAAAGTGGTAAGTTTCTGCACATATTGATCCCATGTTTCACCATCAGATTGATCATGATTAATACCTTGTACAGCCTGTATGAAGAAAGTACGACGACCAAATTTAGCAAGTAGTTCTGCGTAGCATTCTTGCAATTTACCAATACTTGCTTTATCTACGCCTAAATATCTGGTATTGACACAATATTCAAAAGAGGCGGTTTGATTGGCTTTTTTCACACATTCGACAAAGTCATAGCCGTCTTCTTGTGCAATATAAACATGCGCAAACCAGTTTTGCCCCGCATTAAGCATTGCCGCACGCACTTGTTTTTTTAAGTCTGTATCGGTTTCGCCAAATACTTTGTCAAAATCTGAATCAGGCGTTAATGCCAATAACTTTCCTGGATTAACGGTGCCTACGCCGACAAACAAGGCGTGGCGTTCGATTTCCTTAGTTTCGCCACTTAACTGATTAAGAGCGTTAATTTGTACAGATGGGAACATTCTTTATTGTCCTCTTATTGTTGTTATTAGAATTTGGTTATTTTATGGCTGTAAGTGATATCCAGCCTTTTCAAAGCCTTTCAATAATTCTTCGGTGATAATATCGGCATTGCGGTTTTCGTTTTCATCTAAGAATTGCCGTTTTGCCATTTTGTAAGACGTTAAGCCACGTCTTGTTTCAATACCTTGTTTTTTTTCCATCATGCGGATAATTAAACCGGCTTGTCCACGTGTCATACTTTGTCGAATGGCCTTCATCCGGATTTTTTTATATTTTTGTTTACCTTTTTTTGTTTTACCGTTGCGCACTTGATAACCTAATTCTTTTAGTCGGTGTGCCTGTTGCGGTGTTGCTGGTTTATGGTTTTCTTCCAGTAATTTTTTTAAGGCTTTTTTGTCTTTTGGGGTTTGTTCAACGGGAACTTCTAGTCCGTACTGATGAATAGCTCTAACTTCTGCCCATTTTGGATCGGTGTAAAAAAGTTTGCCGCGTTCTCCTTGCTGTTCTAATTTCGAATTTAAATTGACCGCACTTTTTTTCAGCAACTTATTTTTACGTACACCACCTTTTAATTTTTTCTTTCTTGGTGTCCATGCTTTACCATCTGGCGATTGTTGATGACTTACATTTTTTTCAGCGTTATCTTTTAATCGCCACAATACTTTTTGCATCACTTGATTACGCATTTTCGGTGTAAGGCGTAAATACAGTAATGTATGCTTTAATTTTTCTACTGTACCTGGCTTCAGCCCCATTAAAATCTTCATTTTTCAACCATCGCCACAACATCAATATATTCAGCCGTAAAGACTTCAATATCGTCCAATCGGTAATTCATCCCATCAATTTTTAATTTTCCTTCGCTATCTTCTATTGCCGTCAGTGGCTCACGGAAAGCGATAGTAAAGATTAAATCTGCTGTGTTATCGTCGATAATGTCTAAATCAAAAGGGATTTCGCCATCATCTAACACATCGCGCATTTGATCGTTTTCGTTTACCCACACTTGGATAAAAGCCATTAAATAAGCCGGTGAAATTTCATTGAACGGCAACGCCTCAAAGTGAAATACACCGTTGTAAGAAAGATGACACACTTCTATGCCGTTTTCGGTCACTTGTCGCCCTTCGTTCAACAATTTTCCGTCTTCAATCCAGCTGTAAAAATTCCCGTGATAGCGTTTCGGCAATTTTGTGAGCAAAAAATCAGTGAGTTGCTGATACAGCATTTTCTTTACAGTAGCCACACTGAACCCCGTTTTTTACCTTTTAATGTGCGAATAGCATGAGTTGCCTCAGCTAATAGGCTTTTTTGTTCGGCCACATATTCGCGATTTTGGTGAATTTCTCGCCCCGAAAGCGTATTAAATTCTGGTAACAACTCCGCTTTTGCTCTGGCGAATACTGCCTTCTTGTAAAGGCTTTCTGCGTAATTTTCGCCGTCAATACGTTGCGCTGAAATTTCTTGCACAGAATTGATTTTGCTTTTGCGGTAGTTTTCTTCCACTTCTGCTAAATCAATGTTAATCCCTTGCATAGCAGCAATTAGTGCCGCCTTCACCATTTCAACGGGGATCTGTAATGGAATTGCCCGTTGTTTTTGAAATTCATCAATAGTGATGTCACACCAGAATCCGCTATTTGTGATCGTAGTGTCATCGTAATCTTGTGTTCTGCCGTTAAACATTGCCTTCCTCGCTGTTTTTGAGTGGGCGGGCAGTGAGTTTTTCAATAACAAGATCAAAATCAATTTGCTGTTTTTCCAAACTCAATCCCGCCACTTGGGGAAGACTGGTCGGGTCGTAATCGCCCGATTTTGCCAATGCGTTTAAACGCATGACACAACGCTCAATCATATTTTTTACACCCGCTTTCTGATTGAGTTGGAAAGCGCGGTTACATAACTGAATAGCCAGTACAAGGGTTTCGGCATCATCAATACCACTGGCTTGTACTTTGCCTTGAGGACTGCGTAAAAGCAGTGCCGCCGCTAATTTTAGCCACTTCGCTGTGACAATTTCGTGCAACTTCCACTGGGTCGCCACGTTTTTAAAAGTTTGTGAAAAATATGGCTCCACGGATTGACCAGCTGCGGCGGTTTTATCTGTCCAGTTGTAGATTTGATCGGCGACGAAATTCGGCAATGTGGTTTGCCACCCTTGCGGCATAGATTGATTTTGCTCAATTGCTTTTTCAGCCAATGACAAGGCTCGGTCAAAATCAGCAATGTCAAACAAATACACAATGCAATAAACCAAGTAATCATTCTGATAAATTGCCCCTTTATCTAAATATTCATTCACAAAGGGCAACCACTTTGGCAAAAAGCGGTTGCGTTTGTAATCTAATTTTTCGGTACGTGTTGGGAATGCGCGCACCGCATTAACATCGTTTTGTAAGGCAATTTCAAGCACGGCATAATCATTACCGTGAATCGCAACCGCACTTTTTTGTGTGTTGCTCTCTGATACTTGATTAATGTCTGCTAGTGCCTGCATTTGACGTTGAAAATCTCGCATTCCCATTTTTGGTTAGTTCCTATTCTTCACCATTTAATTTCACTTTGGTATGGTCGATAGCGGTCATTAAACCTAAATCTTCCACAACATAGCCTTCTTGACGATAATAAGATGTCACCACACCTTTTTTATCTTCATCGTTACGCAAAGAGCGACGTACACTTTCAGCTTCGGTATACACGCTTAAGTTTTTAAGCGTTGTCACAGCTGCAGCGCGTGCCGGGAAGTTCGGCGGAGTAATAGCATTCATGCCGCCGAATGAACCCATTAAGTTATGTGAACCTAATGCGGCTTTTTCGGTAGGGGTTAAACCATGTTTTTTCTGAATGAGTTTCGTTTCTTTGCTAACTAAATCAGCACCAACAAGGAAGACTAAATCATTTCGGTTTTGATGACGGAAATCTAAGCCTTGTTTTAAGTCAAAGGCTAAATCATCAAGATTCGCATAATCCGCGTTATCGCCAAAAATGGTAATTTTGCCTGAGGATTTTGTAGATTCGGTCATGAAGTTGGCCGCACGTTGTTCTTGTAAAAGTTTCAACCAGCCTTTATTCACATCAGACAAATCTGCTTCAGTTGTATTATCTGCTACGCTTTGACCGTTCCAGCCAATTTGCAAGATGTCTAATGCAACTTGGTTTTGGAAATATTCGCTATAAAGCTCAACAAGACGATCCTTGAAAATGGCGAACGAATCGAATAATGCCCATGGCACAATAATGCCACTGTCCGTTTCCGCTAATTCAAAGCCATTTTGTTTATGATCAAGATTAGCCAGATTACGACCAGTTTGTTTACGACCAGTCACACCTTTTTCTGTTGCACCAAATAATTTTTGACCCTTCGTATGTGCTACCTGAATCATATTAATTTGTTTCAAGAAATCGGAACGTTGTTGAATATTTTCGCCTAACATTGCTGCTTCAGGTGCTTTAAGTGCAAAACTTTCTCCGCGCAACACCGAATCAAGAGGTTGATTAAAGTGTTTCGCTAATGCTGCCGCTAGGGCGTAATACGCTTGTTTGTTCATTTTTTAGAATCCTTTTGATAAGTCGATGTTGTAGCCGTTTACGCTATATACATTTTCGTTTTCAACGGTTGGCACACCATTTGGCACAATGGTTTGTTCTTGGCTTAATTCGTTGAATTTTTTATCCAACGCCTGAACCGTTGTTAAAAGTTGATTGAACTGTTCCGCTGTTACGCCTTGCGGTTGTTCATCTTTCTTTTCTGTTGGTTGTGGCTCTGGCTTGGTTTCCACTTTAGCTGAAAAATGGCTGTCAATTTTGGTGCCTAAACCATTCATCGCATCAATTAATTGCTTGAACTGTTTATCGTTCATTGCATCGTCCTCTTTATTATTGTTGTTATTGGGAGTTGGTTGTTCTTCCGGTTGTTCGGAAGATGAAAAGAATTGTTTGATCGCGTTGAAAAAACTACGTGTCATTTTTTCTTCTTCATTTTCTTTTGCAGAAAAATTCACTTTGACGAACTCGCCAAAAATCATGTCTTTTTGCTCTGCGCTAAAGAATTTCAATTCTGTTGTACCGACAGATGCTGGGGAATCGGTGACACCTAAACCCGATAAATAAGCCTTGCCGCTGTTGCGGAAATTCGGGGTAATTTCAATGCTGGTGAATAAATACTGACCCGCTCTGTTGTATTCGATTAATTCTTGGTTTGGCGCGATGATGGCAAAAAGTTGTGTTTCGCCTTTTTCATTTTCTTCTGCTTTCAGTTCGATCACTTGCCCCATATTGAACCAACGGCGATGTTCCGGCCATAAATTCGCGGTGTAGTGTTCTGGATCGTATGTTTCCGCCATTTCGTGCAATTCTTGGGCGGTGATTTGGCGACCGTCCACGGTGTAGCCCGATGTGGCGATACAAATAAAATCAGTTTTGAGTTTAGATTTGTTCATTTTAAAAATGCCTATGTTTCGCTTTGTTTGCGTAAGTGCCGCCATTTTTGCCGATCTTTTTTGCAAAATCACGGGGCGAAATTCGGATATATTCGGATATAGATCAATAACTGCGCATATCCGAACAGATCCAATTTTTGCCATTAAAATTTTGCTGTTTTTGTTGCCACAATACGCCCAACACAACAACATCAAGATAAAAGATGACGGAATCTAAGCTAAGAAAAAGAAAAACAAAACGCTACGATGACGAAGTGATTTATGCGGCAAAGTTTTTATATTTAAAAAAATACACGCCGAAAGAGATCGCTGAAGAATTAGGTTTAAATAGCACACGCCCGATTTACTATTGGGCGGAAAAATACAATTGGCGCAATTTAATCAGCGAAAGCGGGATTGAAGAATTGATCGCGCTACGCATTATCACGCTGACAGAACGGGAAAATAAAAGCGATCAGGAAATAAAAGAACTCGAAGCCCTGATCGATAAAGATATTCAGTACAAAAAGCAACGTGCAGCAACGGTAGCTAAAGTGACGGCAAAAAGTGCGGTCAATTCTAATGATGTTTCTAGCGGTGAACGCGCCTTTGCCGACAGCGGTGACGGTGACGAACGTAAGAAGAAAAAGCGGGTGAAGAATGATATTTCCCACGTTACGCCCGAAATGTGCCAGCCGTTTATTGATTCGTTGTTTTATTATCAAAAACACATCCGCGCCAATAAGCACCATGATGTGCGAAATATTCTGAAATCGCGCCAAATTGGGGCAACTTATTATTTCAGTTTTGAGGCGTTGGAAGATGCTATTTTCAGCGGTGACAATCAAATATTCTTATCAGCTAGTAAGCGACAAGCAGAAATCTTTAAAAACTACATCGTGAAAATGGCGCGGGAATATTTCGGCGTTGAGCTGACCGGTAACCCAATTATTTTAAGCAACGGGGCGGAACTGCATTTTTTATCAACCAACAAAAACACGTCACAGGGTAATAGTGGCCATGTGTACGGTGACGAATACGCATGGATTCGTGACTTTCAGCGATTCAATGATGTGGCATCGGCCATGGCAACGCATGCAAGATGGCGAGAAACCTATTTCAGCACTCCGTCTTCCAAATTTCATGAATCCTATTCATTTTGGAGTGGTGATAACTGGCGCGATGGCGATCCAAAACGCAAAAACATTCCATTCCCGACCTTTGCAGAATTGCGCGACGGTGGGCGACTTTGCCCCGATGGTCAGTGGCGTTATGTCGTGACGATTGAAGATGCGCTAAAAGGCGGTGCAGATACATTATTTAATGTTGAGAAACTGAAACAGCGTTATAGCAAATACGCGTTCAACCAGCTTTATATGTGCGTTTGGATTGATGATGCGGACTCGATTTTTACTGTTCATCAACTTTTAAAATGTGGTGTAGATGTTACGAAATGGAAAGACTTTAACCCAAAAGCAGATCGTCCTTTTGGTGATCGTGAAGTCTGGGGCGGATTCGACCCCGCACACAGTGGTGATGGTGCAAGTTTTGTAATTATTGCCCCGCCTGCGTTACCCGGTGAAAAATATCGCTTGCTCGAACGGCATCAATGGCATGGGCTATCTTATGTGTATCAAGCGAACCAAATTCGTGCACTTTATGAAAAATACAATATGACCTACATCGGCATTGATGCAACAGGCGTGGGTTATGGGGTTTATGAACTGGTGAAAGAGTTTGCACGCCATGCGGCCACGGCGATTATTTACAACCCAGAAAGCAAAACAGGTATGGTGCTGAAAGTGCATGATTTAGTTGAGCATGGGCAAATTGAGTGGAGCGAAAAAGAACTTGATATTGTGCCTAGCTTTTTAATGATTAAGCACCAATCAACCAAATCGGGCAATACGATGACGTTCACGGCTGAACGCACTGTAAAAACACAGCACGCCGATGTGTTTTTCGCCATTTGTAATGCCATTAACAAAAAATCTTTAAATGATAAACCGCGCAAACGTCGCGGATGGAGTGTATTAAGTGGAAACTAATGTAAAAAAAGACAGTAAAAAAGGCATTGTGATTGCGCCTATTAATGACCGCACTTTTTCATTAAGTGAGATAACCGCCTCACCCGCGTTAGATTATGTCGGTATTGGCTTTGACGAAAATTACAACTGCTATTTGCCCCCAGTGAATCGTCACGCACTGGCAAAACTACCACACCAAAACGCACAACATGGCGGAATTCTGCATAGTCGAGCCAACATGGTAAGCGCACTCTACGAAGGCGGAAAAGCGTTATCTCGTATGGATATGCGCGCACTTTGCCTAAACTTAATTCAATTTGGAGATGTGGGGCTTTTAAAAGTTCGTAATGGTTTTGGTCAAGTTGTGCGTTTAGTGCCTCTTTCCAGCCTTTATTTACGTGTACGCAAGGACGGCGGCTATTCGTATTTGATGAAAAAATCGCTTTATGATACCGCACAAGAAATCTATAGCTATGATGCGAAAGATATTATATTCATTAAACTTTACGATCCCATGCAACAGGTTTATGGATCGCCCGATTATGTAGGCGGTATCCAATCTGCACTATTAAACTCTGATGCTACTGTATTTCGTCGTCGCTATTTTAGCAACGGAGCACACATGGGTTTTATTTTGTACTCAACGGATCCCGACTTAACGGAAGAAATGGAAGAAGAGATCGCAAGAAAGATCAGTGAATCTAAAGGCGTAGGAAATTTCCGATCTATGTTTGTGAATATTGCTGGCGGTCATCCTGACGGGTTAAAAGTGATTCCGATTGGCGATACCGGCACAAAAGATGAATTTGCTAATATTAAAAACATATCTGCACAAGACGTTTTAACAGCACACAGATTCCCTGCAGGTTTAAGCGGCATCATCCCAACAAATACTGCAGGATTAGGTGACCCCTTAAAATATCGTGAAGTCTATCACTATGATGAAGTCATGCCACTGCAGGAGATAATAGCTGAAACTATCAACAGTGATCCCGAAATAAAAACTTTGTTAAAAATCAAGTTCCGTGAGCAAAATTTTAGCAAATAAATTTACGTTCAAAGACTATACAAAATGCCAGTGTTATATATAATAATGATCACATATTAATTTTGTGGCTTTTGGGGAAAATGGCAAGAACAACAGATATTTATTGCACTGTTTGCAATGCAAAATCAGTAATTGAAAGAGCTGAACGCATACACAGTGAATTCACACGTTATTATTGTGCTTGCAAAAATCCCCAGTGCGGTCATCGCTTTGTCATGAATATGGAATTCGGACACACCACACGAAGTAGTAAATTAACAAAAGATAAATTACTTGAACTAGTTTTAGGAAAACTGTCAGATGACGAAAAAGCCAAATTAAGAAAGATATTAGATGATGAAAAAAGCCGCTAGAAATAGCGGCTTTTTTTATTTTGTGTTTAATCCCTGTTCTTTCATCGTATGCAACGACACATAAGACGATTTCAAACTGCCGTAAGGTGCTTTTGGCTCAAATAGCACCAGCATTTGCGGTTTGTTGTTTTGGTCTGTTTCCTCGCCTGTTTCGTTGTTGATAAATGGGATCCGTGAATTAGTGATATAGACAATTTCTTTTGCATTGCGCACGCACATATCAAACCATTTTGTTGAACCGTCCACATTGAGCAGCATCACCACCGTTTTGTTATGTAACACACTTTGCTGAATGGCACGTAAGACAAACGGCAATGGGTTACTATAAGGCGGATTCATCCAACAGTAACGCCCTTGCCAATCTGCTGTTAGCGTGTCTTGTTCCGGGCTGATAAAGTTTTTCACTTTTGTATTATGTTCCATAGCGCAAGCATCTAAATCAAATTTGATATTGAAATATTGTTCCGCATAATGGAAAACCCACCAAGGTGTAGCCCATAAGTCTTTATCTGATTTTTTTGTGTTGGATTTATTCATTTATTTTTCCTTTGATTTATCTTTAACTTTACAAACAAGCGGATTATTATTTTGATCTACTGCCACAACAACATGACCGTTATCTGTGACTAAATAACCAACATTGTGAATACATATTTCATTGATTATTACATCAGGATAATTCGAATACTTGTCTAAAATACCACCAGAAAACGGAACAATATATTTTTCTGCCAAACAAGGAAAAGCCATTAATATTGCAAACAGTATCATTAATTTTTTCATGATTATTTAAACCCTATGTATATTCACTTGCTTTCACAACCCGAAAATTATCCACATATCTAATTTTTTCGCCGTTTGGATGTGACCAGCGATAACCAAACACTTTAATTTTTAGTCTTCCATCTGGCATTTTCTTTAATATATTACAATGCATTAAAAAATATATTTTTGAACGACTATTAAGCGAATGTTCACACGTAAAATAATGTTCCCCATTCCATTCTTTAGGTTGTTCTTTACAAATTCTGTAACCCATACATACCCCTAAAGAATACACAACACCCACATAAACATCCCAATAATCCCGCCAATCATTCCACTGGCAAGCCCTAAGAATATTTCGCCGCATCGTTCGATTACGATTTGGCGCTTGATATTAATCACTTGTTCTAAAACATAGGCTTTTAAATTAATGGCGTTTTCTCCGTGAATAGATAGCTGCGCTCTTAATAGGTGAACGCGTTCCTCTAAATATTCGATAGTTTCTTGCAATTCCGCATTAATTTGACTGCACTTTTCCGCACGTTTTGCCGCTAGAATTCGGCGAAGTTGTTTCTGTTTTCTTTTATTCATTTAGTTTTCTCCTATTGAATACGTTGGCTTTTATGAAAATCTTTGAGTTTTTGAAGGTTTCTTGGCACAGGTGAAAGCGACGTCATCATGTTTTGATTCCGTTTCACTAACTGCACATCATTTTTTGTGAGTTCTATAACTGTATATTTATCTATGGTTAGCCGTTTGTACTTGAATAAATAGTCTAATTTTTGTGCGCTAAGTGGTGCGCAGATCGATTGTGTCAGTAATTTGATCTTTTGCTCAATAATTGAGCGGTTACAGTTACTGACACAAGTCCAAGGCGCACTACGTGCGCTATTGTTAGCGGTTGAGCTACGCTCAACCATAGATTCTGTGCGTTGTGCAAAATCTTGTGGGCGTTTTTTAATTTGCCATTTTTTGGTGCGTGAAATGACTTGTTTTAGACTGAATCTATTCGCTAAACCAATAATGGCTTTGCGTTGTTCGCCATATTTATTAGCAGGTTTAGTTTCATAATTGAGCTTGATGGGTTGATCAGTACGTTTAGCAAGCGCACCACCTTGAATTTCCATATATGCCGCATAGTCATTCGCGATGCCTGCGGCTGCCTGGGCTTTATTGATAATTTCATCGTCGGCTTGACCGCTGATTAATCGGCGCAATTCACGCCAAACAGAAATAGATGCGCCCCCGTAGAATTGGAACTGACGAATGCCCCAACGGCTCGCCCATGCACGAACGCGCAATGCATTGTCGTGTAGGCTTAGTGTCGAGTCTTCGTCTGATACTTCGCCAGCAAGGGCGAAACCGTCAATATTTTTCGCAATGTATTTCGCAATATAAGCCGTTGCGCTGCCTTTTGTTTTATCGCATTCTTCCACTTTGCAACGGTGTTCTGCCGCGCCTTTTTCTTCGCCGTCTAACTCTAGGGCTTTTTGTTTAAATAAGCGGATGACTTCTTCTTTATGTTCTGCTGGCACATAAGCTAATGCATGCCAGTGTGGTGTGCCGTCTTTGTGCGGTTCTGCCACGCGCATACCATAAAATTTAATATTACGTTTCGCTAACAAAGCACGGAATTGTTGCCACACTTTGTTTAAATAGTTTTGCGTATCTCGTGGATTGACGCCTGACCATTTTTTATTGCCGTGTCCTGCGTGGAATGATGATGGCGCAGTAAGGGTTAAAAATAAGGCTTCATTGTTGTTTTCTTCTGCCCATTCCTCTAATCCGCGTAAACGCACCATCATTTCGTTTCTGCGTAATGCTGGGTTGGAGGATGATTTCAAGAACATATCGAAAAGCTCGACCTGTTCTTCTGGATTGTCGATATTTTCAATAATCATGGCGCGCAAGTAATCGTGATTCTTGCGTTGTTGGAGTTGCCACTCCTGGAAACTTTGATTTGAAATATAACTGGCAGCATTCGCACGCACTTCACCGCACGCAATGGCAATGTGTTCAACCATTCTGCGTTGTGTAGTACGCATTTGTTTAAACCACCATTTCTCACAAGTAAGCCGAATTAGCGTACTGTCAATGTGTTCGGCTTTGATGCGTTTTTCATTTTCAATCTTTTCCCAGTGCGGAATTTGGAAACCGGCAGAAATAGCAATTTCGCCACACCATTTATAAAGCTGATAGAAATAGCCTTGAACATCGCTCTCATTGTCGCTTTCGATGCCATTTTTTAAAAAGTGTGTGCAATCAAATTGGAATTGAGTAAATGCCGTAGAAATTTGATACGCCATCTTTTTCAATTTGCTTTCGGTAATTAAATAGAAAGGTAATTGTTTTTGCTTTTGTTGGATGCCGAACACTTGAAAACGGAATCCGCTGTAATGCAATTCGTTATAGTGTTTTGCTAATTCTTCACGTGTTGGCGCCGTAGAGAACTGCACGGCTTGTTGCATTTCATTTTTAACAGATAGCAACCATTGTGGTGTATTGATGAATGCTTGTAAAAAATCTACGTTCACGTTGTATTGTGAAAAGACTTTTTGTAAACGCACATCTAACACATCGCGCAAATAATCATTGGCGTATCGGCGTTGTTTATTTCCGAGGGCAAATGCAATCGACCCATCGTCTTTTACAGAACGATAGGCCTTAATGTAAAGTTTGCGGAAATATTCGCGCTGACGTTGACGAGGCAAGCTTTCAAGTGTCTTTTCGATAAACTCAAAATCAGCAGAGTTAATCGCAAACAGCTCCAACTGTAATGGTGTGTAACAGCTTTCATCAAACTGCAGAAAAGTGCGGTCAAATTTTTGACCATTTTCTGCGGCTTGATGGCGCTCACATGCAACCACTGCCATGTGTGCATGTTTGGCAATGATCGTATTATCGCGTTGCTGTTCCCACATTTTTTTGTATTACCCTTTATTTTATGAATTAATTTCATTCTAAATTTATTTAGATGAATTTAATTAATGACCATAGATAAAAAAAGTGTTTATGCCTGTGCATAAGTCGCTTGGATTTCAGCGATGCGTTTTACTTCTGCGTAGATTTCTTCTAATTTCTTAGCCACTGCAGAAAGAGAAGTAACATCCTCATCCATTAATTCGCAAAGAATGAGTGTATCAACTGCAGCAAACAGATCTTTGCAGATTTTTCCGTCTACTCTTTCGTAGGTGCCATTTTCTTGTAGTTCAATTTTGTAAATAATGTACTTCTCTGTTTCGCTTAACTTAATGCTGTAGCGATTTGATAATTCGATAAAATGTTCTTGCATAATAAAATATCCTTAATGAGCCAGCTCTTCGGCTTTTTTGGTTAAATACCCTACGTTATCTAATGCGATCACCATCTTGTGATAGATGGCACTGGCGGCAACTTCGTTTTGTTGTCTTTTAAACAACTCCCATTTTGTGCGATAAATCCAATATTTGTTTCGCCACTTTTTAGCCGCTTTTAAGCAGTTTGCAGTACTTGGTTTATTTTCCATTATTGCCCCCTTGTGTGTGGGTCGATATCATAAAAATCAGCAAGGCGAATAGATTGCGGGAAACTTCGGCGTAACTCAGTCAAATCCCTTAATCCTCTCGCTAATTTACTAATACCTTTATCGTTATAATGACAAAGTTTATCGCCGCTCAAATCAGGGCGGATGTAATCTTCTGATGGCTCAATATCAGCGACTGCCTTAAGCATTTCTCGTCTTTGAACAGTTAAATAGTTAAAAGCTCGCTCGACAGGATATTGGCTTAATTCCATTTGATGCATCACATCTTCGCTATTTTTAGCTTGCAGCAATGGCACACCTTGTTCTTTATGCCATTGTTCGATTGCACTGATTTTATCTGTCACATACATTGCCAAGCCCTCACTTTTTTATTTGCTTTTTTTGTTGTATGCTTGCCCTAAAATAAATAAACGGTTACTTAATTTAAGGATTTCACATGGCGAACGATCTGATTGAAAAAACAATTGAAGATATGCAAGCACATATTTATCAGCAGCATTTACAACTGGAACTTCAAGAACGCGTGATGGGTTGCTTGTTGCGTGGACTTTCTCGCCACCCTGATTTACTTGATGATGTGGAGAACGAGCTTCACATGCTGATTGATTCAACGTCTCAAATATCGCCCGAATTGCTTGATGTGCTTGTGCCTTTTGTTGAGCGTTTGGCGAAACGGAACTAGATTGTTTAATTACAGCCGAAATTTCTTTGGTTTGTTCAATGGTTATCTCGCCTTTTTCGACTTTTTCGTGAACAAAGAATTTAAATGTTGATGTTTTAGTCATTGTCTTCCCCTTCTAACTAAAATCTTTTTGGAAACTGACCGCACTTTTTTTAGTGCGGTTTTTTTTATGAGCGCTCAGCCGCCTCTTTAACTAACGAAATCATGTTAATCAGGACTGAGCCACGTGGAGAGTCTTTTTCAAGTACGGGTAATTTCCCTTCTGCTCTAAGTGCTTTCACTTTGCTTAAAGATAGCCCAGTAAGCTCGGAATATTTCTTCATGGTCACGTAAGGCGCTGACACCTGTACATTCACACATATTGCATTTTGACTGGTCATTGTCTAAACTCCTTGATGTTTAAATAAGGACATATAAGGTTATTGGGTCATTTGACCCTTTAAATATACTCTGGGTCATTTGACCCTGTCAATATAAATTTTTAGGTCAATTTACTAAAATGAAAGAATTTATTGGTGGCAAGGACGTAATATCTCGCATCATGGAAGCATATGGTTTTGCAAATAGAAGATTATTGGCAGAGCATCTCGGAATGCCTCACAGTACCTTTGGCACTTGGGCTAAACGTGGTTTTTTCCCTGCTGAATTGGTGATTCGTTGCGTCTCTGAAACGGGGGCTAGGTTGAACTATGTCGCCTTTGGAGAAGAGCCGATTTTTGATAAATCAGATGACTTGAAATATTTTAATGCGATTCGCCTAGAAAATGGAAAATCTTTCATAATAGAAAATAAACCCTTTCTTTTGCCATATCTACCGAATTTAGACGGCCGTGAAAGTTATGACAAAGTGTTTTGTATTGATGAAGACAATCACACCTATTTTGCGACTAGTGATTACGGCAATTTAGTGGATGGCGAATACTTCGTCATCGTTGAAAACTCTCATCTTATCCGTTATATCACCGTGTTACCTGCAGGGAAAATCCGTGTAGACGGTGGCAAATTCAGTTTTGAATGTGAATTGAGTGATATTGATGTGGTTGGGAAAGTGATTTTGAAGATGGAGAAGATGTAATGAAAAGATTAATCGGCTTTACCTTTCTATTATTTTCTTCATCTATCCTTGCTGGCACGATTGAATCTGGTGATTATCAGCCACTTGGTGTTATTGCTGATGATTATTCAATGAATGATAAGCCCGCGTTTAGTTTTTCTTTTGGAAAGGCTCAAAATGATTTCTTTTCATTTACTGCGCAATGTTCCATTTTCGACAAAAAGAGTAGTAAAACATCAACAAAGGGTAAGAGCGTTTATGACATTTCGCTTGAATATCATAGTGGCGTAACTAAACAATATATGATCAGCGAATCAAAATTTGATACTTACGTGAATTTAGACGTGTTTATCAAAGATAAAACATTCACGTTTGTTATTGATGGCCAACTCTATGATACATCATCAAATAGCCTTTACACAGTGCGCCCGCAAAGTGTTGTACTTAATGCAAAAGAAATGCGTGAAATTCGCGACGGGTGTAAAAAACGGTAAATTAAATGTTGAAAAAGTTTTTTAATAATGAATCAAAAGCAACAATAAGAGACTTTCTTTTTTGGCTTTTAGTTTATCCATTTGTGATTGCGTTTGCGGTGGCTTGTGTTGCGTTTATTTTTTCGTTTAGTGTATTTAGGGATGCCAAGATTACGGATTGGATTAGTTCTTTAAGTACATTTATTATAATGCTTTTTACTGCCATCGGGATAAGCTCTTGGAAAAGACAAAAAATACCTGATCTGAAAAGCAAGGTTGCTAGAAATATTATTGATTTTGATACCCATGCAGTGCTACTCCCCTCTAGAAACTTTAAGTCTATTGATGAAATCAAAGAATACAATGCTATTCAGCTAAAAATTTGCTGGGACATAGAGCACGCTTTATCAACTTTATATATGTTTGACAAATCAAACAAATGCGAAATTGATGAAATTTTCATTTTTTTAATAAAAACAATAAACAAGGCAACAGATTTAATAGAAAAACACTCTAGAAATGACGAACTAGGGAGATACAAATTAGTAAATTTAATAAATAATCATTACAAAGAGGTTTTTCCTAAAACAACAAATTTATTTAATTTAGTTGTGGGAAAAAATAACGTAGTTGGTATAAATGGCAGTTCGTAAAGACACTAAAAACGGAAAATGGCTTGCAGAAGTTTATGTAAACGGCAAGCGGTCACGCAAATGGTTTTTAACCAAAGGCGATGCGCTACGTTTTTACAATCAAGCCAAAGAACAAACGACAACTGCGGTTGATTCTGTACAAGTATTGGAATCAAACGATTTGCCCGCGCTAAGTTTTTACGTGCAAGAATGGTTTGATGTGCATGGCAAAACGCTGTCTGATGGTGAGGCACGTTTAGCCAAATTGAAAAACTTATGCGCAAACTTGGGCGACCCGCCCGCGAATGAATTTAATGCAGAAATCTTTGCCGACTACCGCAAACGCCGCCTTGATGGTGACTTTTCTTTAAATAAGAATAAGCCCCCGAAAGAAGCCACTGTAAACCGTGAACACGCTTACTTACGGGCAGTTTTTAATGAATTGAAATCATTACGGAAGTGGACCACTCAAAATCCCCTTGATGGCGTTCGTTTATTTAAAGAGCGCGACACCGAACTTGCTTTTCTGTATGAGCGTGATATTTACCGCCTATTGCTTGAATGTGATAACTCACGCAACCCAGACTTGGGCTTAATTGTTCGAATTTGCTTGGCAACCGGTGCACGTTGGAGTGAGGCGGAAACGCTAACCCAATCACAAGTAATGCCATACAAAATAACGTTCGTGAATACGAAATCAAAGAAAAATAGGACCGTGCCTATCAGCAAAGAATTATTCGACATGCTGCCGAAAAAGCGTGGCAGATTATTCAATGATGCTTATGAATCCTTTGAAAATGCCGTTACTCGTGCAGAAATTGAATTACCGAAAGGACAACTTACCCACGTGCTACGCCACACTTTCGCCAGCCATTTTATGATGAATGGTGGAAATATTTTAGTGTTGAAAGAAATTCTAGGCCACTCAACCATTGAAATGACAATGCGTTATGCACACTTTGCGCCATCGCATTTAGAAAGTGCGGTTAAGTTAAATCCTCTTTTCAATCCCGCGCAGTAAAGGGATTCATTTTTAAAGAATCCCTTGTACTTTTCCTATTTTTTAGTGGCGATTAACTGGCGACATCATTTTATATTTACCTTTATATACTCTTATTTACTCTTACAACGCTTTGAAATTAAAGTAAATTGTTGTTTTTAAAAGGCTTGTTATGGGATTTAAAATCCCTCGCCTTTCGAGGCGTGCCAGTTCAAGTCTGGCTTCGGGCACCATTTCAAAATGATA